TGCAGATGTAGCTGTTACACACGCTAAGCTGCACACTGATATGAACTTATCAGGTAAGACATTAACCTTCGCAACTAATCAGATTTCTGGTAATGCTATTGACGGTGGAGTTATTAGTAACTTTGCATCGACTGGTATTGATGATAACTCGTCGGCTACTGCTGTTACTATTTTAAGTGATGGTAAAGTTGGTATTGGTATAACTAGTCCCATAAGACAGTTGCATTTAGCATCATCAGTGCCATCAATACGTTTAGAAGATACAGATGTATCAGGTGCATATAATGATATAGTACTTCTTTCAACCGGCGAACTAAGCATTAGAGTAGATCATGGAAACGTACAATCAAACTCTTCTCTATCTTTTCTTATTGATGCCGACGAAAAGATGCGCATCGATTCGTCAGGTAGGGTTGGTATTGGGACTAGTTCGCCAAACAGTGCTTTGGAAACAGTAGGTGGAGATGGAATAACTATATCTAATTCAGGCGATACTTTTTTACAATTAAAGACTACAGGCTCAACAGCTACTAACTATATTGAGTTTAAAGATTCAGGTGGTTCTTCTGGTAATATTTCATATAACCATACAAACAACTATTTAGCTACAAAAGTTAATGGCGCAGAACGTATGCGCATCGACTCATCGGGCAACGTTGGTATTGCAACAAGTTCTCCGACTGAGTTATTAAGTGTAGGTAATACAAGTACACAGTACACACGGATGCAGTTTTATGCGGCAACTAATGGTGCTAGCACTATTCACTTTGGGGATGGTACATCTGGTGCAGATAACTATCGAGGTTATTTAAACTATGCACACGATTCAAATAGTATGCAATTTGCTACCAATGGCGCAGAACGTATGCGCATTACGAATGATGGCAGAGGAACTTCAGACTTTACAATCAGGGCGTGGATTAACTTTAACGGTACTGGCACAATAGCAATTAGAGATAGTCATAACGTAAGCTCTATTGTAGATGGTGCTACAGGCGACTATGTTGTTAATTTTGCAAACAATATGCCAAGCACTGGGTATGCTACTGGACTTGGCGTCGGTGGTGCAGCTGTACTTATTTCAAGTGGTAGAGATGGTATGAATTTTAACACACTACAGTCGTATAGAATCGGTGTACGAGGGGGTAATTCTCAAGCGTGGACTGATACCGAATTAATAACTGCTATGTGGTGTGGCGGATAATAGGAGATTAAGATGAGATTAATTTATGACAACGGTGGAGTAGCATCAATTTTGATTCCAACTTCTGAGTTTTTAAATAGTTTAGATGGTACACTTGAAGAGAAACTAATACATATAGCTAATAAAGATTTACCTACTGGTACTGGATATGAAATTATTGATGACTCTGTAGACTTATCTGATAGAACATTTAGAGATGCTTGGGAATATGTAGCTGGTGCTAGTGAACGGACTTCAGCAGACTTAACAGAAGAAGAATTAGCTTCATATAATATGACGGAGAACCTTTAATGCCAGTGCAAATCAACATGACTAAAGCTAAAGTTATCACTAAGGACAGACTTAGAGCTGACAGAACACCTCTGCTTGCAGCGCAAGACATTCTCTTTATGCAAGCACAGGAAGCTAGTTTAGATACTACATCTATTGTTACTGAAAAAAACCGGTTAAGAGATATAACTAATCAAGTAGATGCTATGACAACTACAACTGAGTTGAAAGCAGCTACAGTAACACCTTAGAAGAATAAAAATAACTTATATAAATAATTAAAACAAACATCGAGGGAAAGTGAACTCATGTCGAATACAAATCATGACTTTATAGTCAAGAACGGATTAGTAGTAGGTTCAGCGATTACCTCTACCGGAACTCTTACGCAGGCGGGACAAACGTTCCCAGCGTCAGATGGATCAGCTAATCAATATCTAAAAACAAATGGTAGTGGTGCTCTTAGTTGGGGCACTGTTAATACATCATTCAATATCACTGATGGTACAACTACTGATGCAGTAGGATTAACCGAAACAGTAACATTTACTGGCGGTACAAATATCAGCCTGGCAGTAACAGATAACACTGTTACGATCACAAACGATGTTACCGATACAGATGATATTACCGAAGGATCTTCAAATTTATTCTATACTGATACACGAGCTGTTGATGCCGTAGAAGGTCATGCACATCTTACAATTGATGGTGGTACACTTTATGTTGATACCGCTAATAACTATGTAGGTATTGGTGACACATCTCCTTCAGGTAAGCTAGACGTTGCTGGTAATATAATGATCAATGGATCAGAAGTAATTGATGCTTCTGGTAATATCGTTGGATCTGTATCTGACTCTGCTATGACAGTCGGTGGTTCACTTGCCGGTGTCTTATCAAATCTTAAAGTACAATATGGTACTTCATATTCTGGAACACCTATTCAAGGTTCGTTCTTCTTTGATTCATTAAATCAAAAACTAAAAGTCTATACCGGATCTGCATTTATTGATGCTGTACCTGCTGGCTCAGGCGGCGGTGGAGGTGGTGGTGCAACAGATGCAAATACCACTTTCCGTAACTATTCATATACACTCACAGGTACAACAAGTGCTGTAAGCGGAGTTGATGATAATGAATTAACAGCTGGTGCATTCATCATCGGTCATAAGTATACAATTACAGCTACTGGTAATACAAACTTTGTAACTATCGGTGCTGCTAATAGTAACGTCAATACAGTATTCACTGCCACGGGCGTGGGTACGGGCACGGGTACGGCCAAGCAAACATTATTCTATGATACTACATCTTCTGCTACACGAGTAGTTGCATATGTAAACGGTATTAAACAAGTGTATGGATCAGGACGTGACTTTGTTGCGACAACTGGTACATCGGTTGCATTTACATATAACCTAGGTTCTGGTGATACAGTTGACCTTCAGGTATATGAGCTACTGACTAATGCTGCATATTATCTAAAATCAGAAACATTAGCTACTACAGCTGTTAATAGTAACATCGCTACTGCCGTTGCAGATTATCTACCACTTGCTGGTGGTACATTAACAGGCAACTTAACAGTTCAGACATTGGTTGGTATCAATAAAGCTGTTAATTCGTCAGTAGGTTTAAGTGTTGGCTCAGATGCCGCGGCTGCAACTTCTTATGGATTAGAAGTCACTAATAATTCTTCAAATACAAGATTTTTAGTAGATGGTTTAGGCTCACAAAGATTTTATGGAAGTGATAACTCCGAAACTGCCAGGTTTACAGATGGCAAACTTGGTATTGGTATAGCTAGTCCAGGAGCAAAACTATCAGTAAGTGGACCTGCCGCACTGGTTAACTTAGGTGGCGGTAGCACAGGTTCATCAGCATTGTATGTAAACAGTACAAGTGGCCACACTGGTGAATTGATTCAAGTATTGAGAAATAGTGCTACAAAAATGCATATGGCCAATGATGGTAAACTTGGACTTGGAACTTCGAGTCCACAACAACTATTACATGTGTATAATGCTTCTTCTGGCGTAGCTGCTAGGATTGAAGGACCTAATGCTTATAATTCAGAAAGTGGATTAGAGTTTTCTTTAGGAAGAGCAAGAATATCTGGTGTAATAAATGGTTCAGGCGGCACTCCTGGTGCGGCTTTAAAGTTTATGACTATGCCTAATGGTGGTTCAATTACATCCCGTATGCTTATCGACTCAAACGGCAACGTTGGTATCGGAACAGATAATCCAGGGTATCCACTTCAAGTAAATGGTGATGTTGATATTTTGAATGTTAAAGGAAGTTCAGGAAACGCATTTGTAAGATTTACAGATAGCGATGCAAGTGCTGACTTTAGTATAGGTGCAGATGACGGCAGTGGGGCGGGCCCTGGTGCGTTTATACTATATGATAGATCTAACTCGGCATATAGATTGATGGTTGATAGTAGTGGTAAAGTTCTAGTAGGAACAACTTCAAATAGCTATAATCGTGGAAAATTCACTGTATTCGGGACTCCTGGTAATCCAGCAACTACAGGTACTAACGTAGATAATGTTGCTATTAGAGTAGCTACCACTACAGGTAATAGTCAGTCGTTTGATATAGGTATGTATAATAGTGGTGATTATGGTGCTTGGTTGCAGGCTAGTAATAGTGGTAGTCTTAATAATCATTCTCCTATAATATTAAATCCAAACGGTGGTAATATTGGAATCGGCACATCGGCGCCACTTACTACCCTTATGCTTGAGAGTACAGGTGGAAACCTTACTAGCGGCAATGCTATTAAGTCTTCGACTATGAAAGGGTTAACCTTAAATGCTCAAGAAGGCAACGCTCATACTAACTCGCTTGGTGTTTGGTTTGGTTCGAATGGATCTCATTGGTCAGGAATAGCAGGTGGAAGAAGCGATACAAGCACTTGGGGTACAGACTTACGTTTTTACACCCATGAAGATAATGCAGCAGACTTAACATACTCTAGAGAGCGTATGGTTATAACCGAAGCCGGCAATGTCGGTATCGGTGTACAGGTTCCAACCGCTGCGTTAGATGTAAGAGGCGTTTTTAATTCAGAGGACAACGTTTCTAGTACTGTTACTGGCGCTAGTAGTACAGTACACAATCTTACAAATAGATCTAGAATTAGTGGAAAAATAAATATACCTATCGAAGTTTACTTTGCAAATGGTACAAGTAATTTATGTATTAGACTATATTTCTCAGGCAGCAGTCTATGGTTTGGCGGAGAAGTACTTATGGGAGCTACATACAGTAATGCAGGAGCGCAAGGATTTCGACGTTATAGTTTTGGCCATAATCAAAACGGCTCAAACAACTATGGGAGTTATCTATCCAACACAGAAAATATGGGTGTTACTAGTAGTCATTTTTCATTCGACAGTCATGGCTGGGATAGCAGTGAAAACGCTCATTACTTTGAGTTCAGACATCTCGCCTCATCAGGCAATTCATTGTGGATTCAATTTGAAGGTCATAGTAGTGCGCCAAGCACTGCATTCTCTGGAAATTGGTATTATAAGCACAAAACATTCTAGGAAAATATTATGTACAAATTTACTTACAAAAACGAAGAATATTATTTTAATCCAGAGAATCCTGAGCCTAGTATGAATCTTGAGACTCATGAGATGGAATACGGGGATAAACTCCGGAATGTATTAGGTATGACAGATGCAGAAGCACAACAATGCCATGCCACGGGTTTATTAAACGAGCTCAGAGGGGAGCGTGATCTAAGGTTAGCTAACTGCGATTGGGCTGGATCATATGATGTTCCAGATTCTATTAAAGCTGTTTATGCGCCGTATCGACAAACACTAAGAGACATTACAAGCACATACACATCTTTAGAAGATGTTGTATGGCCAGAGAAACCGGAGTAAACAATGGCAACTAGAGCATCAAGATTAGCCCTCGCGGGTAGTAATATCTCAGCAACAGGCGAGGTAGACGCGGATCTGCTTGATAACACAGATTCTACTGCATTCCTGTCGTTGAATGGTAGCGGGTTTCTTGGTATTGGTACAGCGAGTCCAGCGGCTTTGTTACACATTAATGGTAGTGGTGATGCGGTAAGAGTTACATCAACAAATACTGGTTCAGGTGGAGCTCAAGTAGATTTATTACAATATACTACATCTCCTGCAGATAACGATATTCATGGAATGATTAACTTTGGTGGATATACTTCAGGCACTAGTTCAGCTTATGGTTCATCAATTAGAAGTGTTTGGTCCGATGTAAGTGCAAAAGAAGGACAACTAGAATTTTTTACACGAGATGATGCTGAGTTTGCTGCCAGAATGACTATTAATAAAGATGGTAATGTTGGTATTGGGGATAATAGCCCTGCTGAGAAATTTACCATCAAAGGCGATGGCGCTAGAATGACAATTAGCTCTAACGACTATGAAGTTGCTATGCTAGGTCGAAGAGGAAGCAGTGCTCCTAGCTGGGATAGAGGATATCTCAGAATGAAATATGATGGTACAAATACTATTGTATTAGATACTGGTGGTGTCAGCTATTTTAACGGCGGCAACGTTGGTATTGGGACGAGTTCTCCTAGTCAAATATTTGAAGTTCAAAAAGCAGCTGGAGATAAATTAGTTTATGGAAGTAATCCCAGACTTTTATTGGATACTCCTACAGGCATTAATGGTTTAAGGGTGTTAGGAGACACTACACCTTTTGAATTTAAAATTGATAGCGGTACATATAATGGTAGTGCCTTTTCAATGAGTGGCACAGGTGATGTGTCGTTGTTAGGAGTTACGACTACATCAAGTGACACATTTAATGATTCTCCTACATTCTTTTTTAATTCAATGCGCTGGAATGGATCTGCAAACTCAACGCATTTCCAAGGTGCAATTAAAGGTCATACAAGATCTCAAACAAACGGAGATGGGTATTTAGGAATAGGCGCAAATGCAAGTGCCAATCATATAAACATAGATGCATCATCAGGTAATGTTGGTATTGGTACGACGAGTCCAGGCCATACATTAGATGTGGATGGGGGAAGTATAAGAGTACAAGATGTAGGTCAGTACATATATTTTGGATCAAACTCTAGTGTTAAAGTAGGTACTGCAAATGGTAATTCCAATGATTTATATTTAGGATCAGCAGATGATATTAATATAGAGTCTAACTATATTAGATTTTGGCGAGATGGTTATTATGGATCAACTGAATATGGTAGATTATCCTTTTCTGATGATTCTTGGTTATGTACGGGATCAAGTAGCCACTATTTAGGTATTGGTACAAATAACCCTACCGAAAGACTTCATGTATCAGGTAACATACTAGCAACAGGTACTGTCAACGCCAGCTCTGATATATCACTTAAAGATAATATTACTCCTATACCAAATGCGATAGATAAAGTTTTACAGATACGAGGTGTTACATTCAATAGAAATGATATAGAAGACAATCCTCGACAGGCTGGTGTTATTGCTCAAGAAGTAGAAAAGGTATTACCAGAGGTTGTTAGTGAAGATAAAGATGGAATTAAATCAGTTGCATATGGTAACATGGTAAGTCTCCTTATTGAAGCAATTAAAGAACAACAAGAGCAGATAAATATGCTAAAAGAGAAATTGGAGAACAAATAAATGGCAACAGTACATCAGTATGGAGTTGATGGCCACGGGCAGCTAATATATTCTAATAGTTCTTTTTCACTAACAGCAACTGCCCAGACAGTGGTTCCTAGAACCGCTTGGGCAGGTGAATCAGGGCCATATCTTATATCAATAAAAATTACTAGCGGCGGATGGTACAGTGAAACTTGGAGTGGATTAATGCAATGGTATAGCTCATCAACAAACTCAAACAATGCTACTGACATATACTTGACAGGCTCTGGGCACGCTCCAAACAGCCAAATATTGTATGCTAGATTTAAAAGATTTGCCGGCAACTCTAATAATCATGGATTGCAAATATGGGCAAATGGCAATTCTACATCAAATGTTAACATTTATGCATTTCAATTAAGCGATCAGGCACATTAACATGGAACAACAAATTAAAACAGCAGAACAACTAGACCAAGAGTGGAAAGACCAATGTATGATTTGGTGTCGAGAAGAACGTGATAAACGGTTAGCGGCTACTGATTATATACATCTTCCAGATGTAACCGTCACAGATGAGTTTAGAGATGCTATGTTAACATATAGACAACAACTTAGAGATGTTCCAGGAACATTTTCTACGGAGTATGGTTCAATGACAGAGGATCAAAAAGGTGGTATAACGCCTCAATCATTTGAGTGGCCAACTAAGCCAGAATAAACTCTAAACCCTAGATTTAAAAACATATAAATAGTCTTATAGAAACACAATTATCTGTAGGACTATTTTTTTATGGCAGCTCCAAACTCAAGACAGACACTCATTGACTACTGTCTCCGCAAACTCGGAGCACCGGTCCTTGAGATTAACATTGATGAGGATCAGATATCTGATCGCATCGATGAAGCTCTGCAATTTTACCAAGAATATCACTCTGATGCAATATATAAAGTATATCATAAGCATCAAATAACTATTGCTGATGTATCAAATGAGTATATCACAATACCTGATGCAGTTTTATCAGTACAACGAATCATGCCTTTGTTTAACAACAGCTCAAGTGGCGGCATGTTTAACGTAAACTATCAAATGCATTTAAACGATATGTATGGCCTAGGCTTTAGTGGTAACCTAGCAGGTTATGCACAAACAAAATCGTATCTTTCAACAATGAACATGATGATGAACGGACCTGAAAATGTCCGGTTTACACGTCACATGAATCGCGTATTCCTTGACATTGATTGGACAGTAGACGTAAAGGTAGACGACTGGATTATCGTTGATGCATATCGCATAGTTGATCCAACATTGTTTACTGAAGTATATAACGATATGCTGTTAAAACGATTATCAACAGCTTTACTTAAACAACAATGGGGTGCAAACTTAATCAAGTTTGAAGGTATGCAACTTCCAGGTGGTGTAACACTTAACGGTCGTCAGATTTATGATGATGCTGTTACAGAGATTAACGCTATCGAAGAAGAAATGCAACTCAAGTACGAGATGCCTCCTGAGTTTTACGTAGGATAAATCATGCCAACTAATGTATTCTTTTCACCAAAGGTATCAACTGAACAGTTCATGTTTGAGGACATCATTATTGAGTCTATCAAAATGTATGGTCAGGATGTTTACTATCTTCCACGCAAAATTATGGAGCGTGATTTTTATC